GCTATCTAATCATTTAACGAGATGAGACGCCCAAATTTGTCTCACCACGAGCTGCCACGTTCTTTTAAGGTTGGAACACGCAATTGCCACAAGCGTATAAGAAACCTGGTACTTGACTTACATTCAGCATACAGAATACGACTAACAGTTTCAAACTAGTAACCAAACAGACTACAGATCCAAAACGTATGCTTAGCGTGAAGCTAGCCACCACCAGTGTCATTAAGGGGAACACTGATAGCCCCTGCCCAGTTTACCGACTTCTGACAGGTCAATACAAACTAAACAAGCTCAGATGAAACACTAGTCACAAAGACACTAACCAAAGAAGGTAAAGTGCCAGTGAATATAGGGCTATAGGAAACCACACCAGGGACCAAATTTGTACAACGATATGTACGTGTATAGTCCTTGGATGCGGAAGCAACCCCGGTCTCAGGTGCAGCAGTGTTAATTGGGTTAACAACAGTCAACCCAACCAACGTCTCGGTAAGACCAGTCACAGTAGCTGCTCCTGTAGAATAAGCCAAAACGATAACATACAAATTACCAGGCTGGCCAGTCCAAGAGGCAGTAGCTCCATTGGTGATGGTCAAATCGAGATCGCCAAAGAAACCACTCTGAGTAGAACCCAGAGGGGTGGCTAAGGCAACACCGGTACGGTTAGAAATTGCAGACAACACATTACCACCCACATCAGCAGGTAGTAATGGTTTGAAGAATTCAACACAATAAGAAACCCAAAGCTCACCAAGATTTTGTACTGGGTTAACTTGAGTTGCAAATTGAAAAGAACCAATATCATACAATCGCAGGTCCTGGCCAACAGGTGGCTGGCCAGTACGAACGTACAATTGAGGAATAGTAGTTTGAGAAATGTCACACTCAATACCATGAACTAATTCACGAGTGGGCTTGACAGATACAGCATACTCACTATTTTCCATCTCTTGTTTTGTGGTATAAGGGACACTATCAGCATTATAGTTCGTCGCCATAACCACAACACCGGGTGCACCATTGGTAACAAAATCAGTTATCAATGGTCTAAACTCAAAAATAATTCCATGAAACCGATATTGCTGGTAACACTGAGCTATTGTTGACAACCAAGGAAAAGTTTTGGACATGCCCGGGTTCAATGGATACAAAGTATTATTAAACCCAGCTGTACCAAGTATATCTCCTAGGTACTCGCGATGGCAAATAACATTAGTTTGCCGGGTGGTGCTAAATTTTGGTATTTGGTCATTCATCATCACATTGTAAGATGGCATTGCACCAACAACTTGATAATCACCAGATCCAAATATTTGTCCAATCCCGGAACCAAGCCATTTGCCAACACCTTTAAGATACGGTAAATTTAACACAGTTCCTAAGCGAGATCCAACAATTGCACCAGCATCGGAGAAAGGAGTTGGTTTGGGTTTAGGCTTGTTTTGTTTAGGTTGTTTAACGGCTACCTTACGCCGATTACGATTTTTATTTGTCATTTATGGGATACTCATGACATGAGGACTGTACATCGTGTGGTAACTAAAAAAGGGACTCCGTGCAGTCTCTTGGCATTCTGTTTAGCACTAAAGTAATAGTTTTGGGTCATTACACCACACAACCCCATAGCGTTAGCCGCCACCTCGTCCATTAACTGCTCACGCTGACCATTGTTTTGATCCTCGCCTGACACGATCGATAGACCAGCTACGGATCTCAGCCTACGAACACATGAGCCACTACATACGCACTGCTGTGAGACAGTGAACACTTCTACTTCAGACATGGCCATCATTTCGAATATATGTGTTGCTACGTCAGAGAGGCGGTCTACAACGACATAGCCCACCTCTCCTGATTATCTGTGTGAGCATCAAAATCTATCGTTGCATTTCGATACTCATCTTCAAAAGCTATTTGCTTGTCTGGCGTAATGCCAAAAGCTCTCCAAAAAGAAACACGAGTTTCAGGAGATACCTCTTGGTATTTCCGGTCCATCCCAATCGCTAAACGAGCAAATCCAGACTCCAGGGTGAGTTCCCCAACCAGCGGTTTAGCACCATTACCAGCACGGTGCATTGCCATATAGAATTCCTGTACAACTGGAACCCCACCGGTTAGAGATAACCCACACTCGGACACACTAGTACACCACCTTTGGAACACCTTAC